AGAACACCTTTTCTCAACTTAACACACACATTTACCTAGTTTTTGCAAGCATATCCAAAAAATTAACTGCTTGATTATCAGATACTGAGTCTCATTGTTACACACGGTGGAGACAAAGATATAACTACTCCATGTGTTCTAGAGTTAACATGATTAACATGTAAAAAAGATAACTATCAGCAATAAGCAATTGGCATGATTAATGACAATTGCAAATTCTGTAAAGGGTTAGAATAAAATAGGGCAGACTTGTAAAAAAGAAACTACCCTTTCGGGTAGTCTCTCTTGTTAGACATTGTCTAAGTCTGCATCTTCTACATCATCTACAACTTCTGCAACTTCATCTGCAATGTCTGCTGCAGATACTACAGATGCAGTACGTGTACCAAACATCTTACCTGTAATCTGATCTACAATCTTAGTTGCAAATTGTTCTTCTGCTTTGAATGTCTTACTCAAAGCCTGTGCTCTACGCATCTCACTGTTGTCTAAACTATATTTACCTGCACGACTTCTGTATAGTTCAACTCCTCCTGCTTTGTCATAATCCAAAGTAGGATATGCCGTGAAGAACAACGGTAATCCTGATGTTTCATCAGTAACTGCTTGTGGATTATCTTTAAGATAATCTTCAATCTCTTTAGTGTTTCCTTTTACTGTAAACACAAAGATTTCATTCCCATTCTTTGGGTAACTGCTTTTAAATACTGCTTTCATAACTTTTTGTTTTTAGTTAATAATTGTTATCAAAATAAGTTAAGGGTTAGAAAAAAATAGGGATGAAATAAAAGAACAACAGGAAGGCAGTCCTCCACTATACAATGTGCACATTATATACTGTCCTTACCTATTAATAACCTGTTGTTCTCTTGTTGTCATTTTCTGTTAATTCAATGCTGACAACATTTACATTGGTAGTCCTGCTTCCGGCCAAGAAGCGTAGTAATAATCAGAATCTGCTGTGACTACTTGGCATATCTGATAATATATCAATATTTGTTAAGGGTTAGAAGAAATAGGGCTCAACTCTGTGCACATACATCATCTGTGTGAGTCTGTATACAAAACAATATCTATTGAGAAAAAAATATATACCAGCCTAAGCTGGTATATATGGTGCTGCTTTGCCAATGTAAAGGCTTTTATAGCCTGCTTCATTGGTGAATTCAGCACAGTTGATCTTGTAGATTCCTGGTTTAGGAATCAACTTAGATACAACGGCTTTTGGTACATTGGGAAGAAAGGCTTCGCCTGCCTTCACAGTGTATAAAAAGTCATGCTTTTTGCTATTGAAGATTTGAACCACAAGTTCATTCTTCCAATTGGAAAATGTATTTTTCATAGTAAATTTATTTTACTATCTGTTCAGGGTTGGTCTAAGCTGAGAGAGACAAATCTTTTTCTCCTTCAAGAAAAAGTTTTTTTCTCCAGCTGTATGAAAGCCAGAAGGGCAAAGGCATAGGGGGTACCCCGAAGCTTTAGCGGAGGGGGGAGGCTTGCAGTGGGGGATCCACTCAACTCATCACATACACTGGGCCCAAATTCCGGAATAAAATTTTTAATAAATTTCTCACAGCAATATTACCATTTGGTAAGTTACTATGTGGTAACATAAGGGCCAATGAGCACGGGGCTAAATTAAAAAGGGTACCTGTTCCTATTGTAGAATAAAAAAGATTATTATATTTGTGCTTGTCATATGGGTGCTGTTTCCGCTTTTACCTAGTATGTTTTTAGTAAGGAGCCCTGAGTAAAATACAGGGCTTTCTTACTGAATAGCTTCTTTAGCTCAGTTGGTTAGAGCACTAGACTGTTAATCTGGGGGTCCTAAGTTCGAGCCTTAGAAGAAGCGCACTCCATCCCTGTAGATAGGATCTGCAGGTTCAGTACCAGGTAAGCATACCGTAAGAACTGCTCACTAGATCTGGTCTTCTCTGCGCAGGAAAGTGAATGTGCACTAAGTCTGGTTGACGAACCCCACTTAGTCAGTCATATAACTGTTAGCAACACCCAGGAAAGTTTCTCTGATCAAGAATTACTACCTGGGTTTTTTATTGCTAAAAGTTTTTTATATTTGTGCAACCAACAAACGTATTAGTAATGACAAAGAAAAAAGCGGAAGAGCCTATCAAAGTTTTGGAGATACTATCTCTGGTCAATGGGGCATATGAAATCAGAATGGCTCAGTTTGAAAGAGCAGCAGTTCCTGTAGTTGTAGGTTTATTAGAGAAGGCAAAGTTTGATTTGCTTGCTAGAGACTTTGATGAAGATGGACCGGCTGAAGAATTTCCTATAACATCCACTAATAAATATGATGCATAATGATTAAAAGGTATATGACAAGACCTACATATGTTGATGTATTAAAGTATGTAGAAAGCGATAGAGATTCTGTATTTGAATTTACAGGTGGGAAAGCTGAGTTTATTATACCGGTAAACACAAAACAATTGACATTATATGTGCACACAGATATAGGTCCTAAGAAGTGTAATGCAAATGATTATATTGTAAAGGATAAAGATGGTAAATTTACTGTGCTTACTTCTGCTCAGTTAGAGGATATGTTTTTAAAGGTTAAGAGTCATGCCGGAGAGAAGTGATTTAGAGACATGTTGTTTGATACCTGAACATAGAAGAACATATCTGTGGGTAGCAGCAGGAGCACGTAAGTTTTCACTAGGTATCCTAAAGCAAATGGCAAAGAATAAGAATTGTGTACTTCATCCGGGAAGTTTTAAAGAGTATGAACCAGGAATATTTAGAGCAATTGCTATTCCTAAAAATAAATAGTAATGGATACTAAAGAATTTGAAAAAACATTGGCACCTAATAAACATGTTGCTGTAGGAATAACAACTGTTGAAGTTACAATAATTGGTGACACATATCATTTTACTGATTTAAGTACAGGTTTAGAATCTTATCCTGGTAGTAGTAAATCATATCATATGAAATTTACCCCTAAAGTGGATTTCTTAAAAGTTGACCGTAGTAATCTTGAAAATCTAAAACCATATCAAGAAACTATGGCAAATGATTTTGGAGATATTACAATGAAACTTGTAAATGTAAGAAACTTACTTGCTGATGAAAAATTTATTGCTAGTATATCAGAAGAAGAACTAGTTTCTTTTAAGAAATACAGAGAGCTATTAGAAGCAGGTGGTTATGTAATATCAGAATTATTATCTAAATTTAATAAATAAAAAGATGAGTAAAACAAGTAACAAGAGTAAGATTGAAGCTTTGAAAGGATGGTTTCAAAGTGTTATGTTAAACATTAAAAAATATAAGTAATGGCTGAGACAGTTATTAACATTCCAGAAGAAGCTCAAGGAGGAATTGAGCTTAATGAAACTAAGATACTTTCATTTGGAGAACAACTAGTAGGGATTGAGTTCAATCCTTCTAATGATGCTGGTGTAGCTAAAGTAAAACAACTATGTGCTGAGATTGCAAACATTTTAAAAGACAGCTATCAAGATGGCCCAGGAAGTCCAGTTAAAAGTTTGCTATTTGATCATGCAGTTGGAGAATTAGTAAGTGCACAAATGGCAGTAGTAAAAGTAATCACGTTTAAATAAAAAGAAAATGAAACAGTTATTCGGAAAAAGAATCTTAATCAATGTACCAAAGATTGAGAAACCAGTTATTGAATTAAGTCCTGCTCAAGAAGCAGCGCGCGAAAAAGAAGCTATCCAGAAATGGACAGAGCTTGAAGTATTTGCCGTGGGGGATGAAGTAGAAAAAGTTCAAGCCGGGGATAAAGTATATGTACAAACATTTGCTTTAGAAGGTGCTGAAAAAATCATGATTGGTGAAGAAATGAAGTTATTAGTAAAAGAGTTTGACATTGCATTTAAATACTAATGGGAACACCGGACTACAACGAATATATTAACATGCAAAGAAAACAAGTTCTTGAGGAAAGATGTGCTGAAGCAGCTAAGGAATCACAACTTGCAACCAGCTCTCCTACCGTAGCAGCTAAGACTGAAAAAAAAGAACAGTTGTTTTGTGAGAAGATGGAAGCTATTAGACCTGCTCATTATGGAGGGGCGGATAATCCTTACGAAGTATTTGCAGTATTAGAAGCTTGGAACTTAGACAAAGACTTTTATCTTGGTAATGTAATTAAGTACGTTGCGCGCGCGGGAAAGAAAAATCCTACTAAAGAAAAGGAGGATTTACAAAAAGCTTTAGTATATTTGCGACGAAGAATTGATAGTTTATGAAAACAGCCTTTTACATAATGGGAATTATAGTCCTAATTGTGTTATTCCAATTACAAGACAAGTTAAGAAAACCTGTCTATAGTAGAATGCACAATGTATGGAATGAAGATAAGGATAGTATCCTTATGGCAAATGCTATTGTAACAGTAATGTTAATCATGGCATTTATTCTTGGACTACATATGTAATTAGTTCTTGCCAAAGAAATCAAGTCCTTAGTTTACTAAGGGCTTTTTTTTGTGGGAAATTTTTTGTATATTATTAATAGTATTTATAATAAAAATAAAAAATTATGGACATTTTAAATTGGTTTAGTTGGACTAAACAAAACAGAGTAGTTACCTCAGTAAGTGATAATGCATTAATTGCTGTAGGTGAACCTGATCCAAACAGAGATGATAAGTATTTGACAGTTGCTGTTAAAAGATCTATTCTTTTACCTACAATACCAAGACTTCCTAACTATGTAAATGATGCTGCTGTTAATGCTGTAGTAGATACACCTTTAAAAGGTCAAATGTATTTTGATACTACATTAAACAAGGCTAAAGTGTATAATGGTTCAGCATGGCAAGCAATGAATTAATAAATTATAGATATGAGTTTTCAAGGACAAATAAATTTTGGGTATCCTATAACATCCCACAATATAATAACAACAATTCCTGATAATGCTGTGTTACCTTTATCATTAGGTAGCAGTTTACAAGGTAACATCTTAGGTATAAGTTTTGAAGATTTAAAAACAAACTTAAACTTATCTTGGGGAAATATTAGTGGTAACATATATGCTCAGAATGATTTAATGAACTTGTTTAATAATAAACAAAATACATTATATTCAGGAAGCAATATTAAAACCATTAATGGTAATTCTATTCTTGGTGGTGGTAATTTAACTGTTGGTATATCAGATGGTGATAAAGGTGATGTTACTGTTTCTAATAGTGGTAATACTTGGACAGTAGACAGTTTACCACAATCTAGAATAACCAATTTAGTATCAGACCTTGCTGCAAAACAAGCTACTCTTACATCAGGTACTAATATTAAAACAATTAATTCTAATAGTTTATTAGGTAGCGGAAATATTAATGTTGAACCAACTATAACAGCAGGAACAACTTCTCAATATTATAGAGGTGATAAGACATTTCAAACTTTAGACAAAACAGTAGTAGGTTTAAGTAATGTTCCAAATTTGGATACATCCGATCCTTCAAATATAGTTCAATCAGCAACTTATAGATTTGTAACAGATACAGAAAAATCTACATGGAATTCTAAACAAACAGAATTAGTATCTGGAAGCAATATTAAAACTATTAATGGTACTACACTTTTAGGTTCAGGTGATTTAACAGTAGGTATGCCAGATTTTATTGAATATAATACTACTGATAAAACTGTATGGAATAATGGTAAAGCAGATATAGCTACTAATACTTCATTTGGTGATTCAGCATTAAGCGTAAATACAACAGGAAGCAATAACACAGCGATAGGACATAGTGCATTAAAATTAAATACTACTGGGGCCTCAAATACTGGTTTAGGAAGAGGTGCTTTACACAATCATACTACAGGAGGTGAGAATACTGCTGTAGGTGCTACCGCATTATACAGTAATACTTCAGGAATTCAAAATACAGCAGTAGGTAGAAGTGCCTTAATTATGGCTACTGGCTCACAAAATACAGCCGTTGGTGCATTTGCAATGAATACTACAACTACAGGTTTTAATAATACTGCTGTTGGTATTAGTGCATTATATGCTAATACTACTGGTAATTATAACACGGCTTTTGGAGATAATGCAATGGCTAATAATACAACAAGTACTAATAATGCTGCTTTTGGTAGACAAGCATTAAAAGGTAATACAACTGGTGCAGGAAACTCAAGTTTTGGTACCGGGTCTTTATCGTTTAATACAACAGGTGTTAGTAATGTAGCAGTTGGTGAAAATGCACTAAGTAGCAATACTACAGGATCTAAAAACTCTGCCTTAGGTTCTTCCACAGTTTCAGGAAATTTTACAGGATCCGTTATATTAGGTCATCTTGCTTCAGCAACTGCAGATAATCAGTTTGTAGTAGGTTCATCAACTACAAATGCTGGAGCAGTTGCTACTGAAACTATTACACCTAACAGAACTTGGACAGTTAGAATCAATGGAGCTAACTACAAAATACCTTTATTAGCAATTTAATAATTTAAAATCAAAATAAAATGTCAGTAGAAATTTTAAAAGAAAAAGTAACAGCTGAACAAGTAGCAAAGTCTGTATTAGCAGCTTATGATAGTGTAAACTTAATCAATGAGTTAAGAGCAAAAGCTCAATTAACTGAAGATGAGCAAGACACTTTAACACGTAATGTAGATCATATTGCTATCATGTTAGGTAAAGAATGGTTTGCAACTGCATTAACTCCAGCACAAAAAAGTGAGCTAGAAGCTATTAAATAAGTTTAAATTTATTATATTTACAGAAAATAATATAAACCAAAAAAATTTAATTATGACTCCAGCTGAAGCATTAAATGTAATTGAACAAGCATTAAACCTTGCTAACTTAAAAGGTGTGTATTCTTTACCAGATGTTAATAAAGTATTATTAGCAGTAAGTACTTTCCGTAACTTAGAAGAAGTAAAAGCTTCTATTCCGGAATTAGTAACTGAGTAATTTTTACAGTAAAAATCTTAAACCCTGGATTAACTTCCGGGGTTTTTTTGTTTATGTGATTTTTTTTAGTTATATTAATATATAGCCTAAATATTTATATCATGTCAGTAGGGAACTTAAAAAATACAGGAAATCAAGGAAATAATTTTCCTTATCAAATGAAAACATTACTAGGTCTTCAACAAATAGTAGATGGTCTTTCTGGTATTGCGCCTCCAGGTGGAGCTGCTACAGAAACAACTTTGTTGATAGTTGAAGCTTATGTAGAAATAATTAAAAAGAATTCTATATCTAAAATAGGCAGGATTCAAGGATCAGCAAATTATAATAGAGTTTTAGCTTACAATGTTAATAATGATGTGACAAGTGTTACTCATACTGGAACTACTGAGTATGGTGTAGAAACTATTATTGAAACACTCAGTTATGATGAAAATAGAAATGTAACAGAAATTCAATACTCATAATTATGAAAAATAAATACAATCCAGTATCCGGTGAGTTTGATCTTGTAAATTCACTTCAAGACATAAGTTATGTACATACTCAATCCGTTCCTGCAACTACATGGGTTGTTACTCATAATCTAAATACTAAATGTTCTGTACAAGTAGTTGATGAAGATAAGAATGAAATCATTGCTCAGATTGACTGGATAAATAACAACACTGTAAACATAACATTTAATATTCCAGTTTCTGGATATGTTTATTGTAATTAATAAAATAAAATTGTATATTATATTATAACTTAAATTTAAAATAAAACAAAATGGCAGAAAAAAAGTTTTTTGTAGACATTAATCTACAAGGTAGTGCATTAACAAATGCAAAAATTGGAACTAATTCAGCAATTGGTTCAACGGAAGGTGCTTTTGGATATGATTCAGCTTCACACCGTTTACAATATTTCAATGGTTCAACTACTGAAAATGTTGCTAACTTAGCAGACATTGCAGCAGTAACAGGTGGTTTGATCTTCCAAGGTGGATATGATCCAACAACAAATACTCCTGATATTACTGATGGAACAGCATTTAAAGGTTTCTTTTGGGCAGCAACTGCAGCAGGTACTTTCTTAGGAGAGTCTGTACAAGTTGGTGATTCAATTGTTGCTAAAGTTGATGCAGCTGGTGCTACATTAGCTGACTGGTTGATTTTACAAGGTAACATTGTTATTGCTACTGATTCAGTTGATGGTATTTCTCGTTTAGCTACACAAACAGAAGCTAATGATGGTACAGAAGCTGGTGCAGTTGTTATTACTCCTGCTACTTTACAAGGTAAAATTGATGCTCAAATTACTCCTGAAATCAACTCTAAAGTTTCTAAGAGTGGGGATACTATGTCAGGAGACCTTAATATGGGTGGTCATAACATTGGTGGTGTAAATACTATAACAGTTAATACGTCTTTATATTCACCAGATACTACTCAATTTATAATTTCAACTGAGTCTGGAAAAATATTAATTCCAAACTCTAATTTAGACTTAAATAGTAACGGTAAAGTAATTAACTTACCTGCTCCAACTAACGGAGGTGACGCAGCTAATAAAACTTATGTAGATGATAATACATCTAACAAGTTACCATTAGCTGGTGGTACAATGTCAGGAACCCTTGCTATGAATGGTAATGGACTTACTGGTGCTGTCATATCAAATTCTGAATTAGGTACGGATTTAAACGCTTATAACTATAGAATTACATATCTCTCAGCACCAACTGATAGTGGAGATGCTGCTAACAAAATTTATGTTGATGATGCTGATGCTCTTAAATTAGACTTGGCTGGTGGTACTATGACTGGTAATATCAATATGTCAGGCAATGAAGTAACGGGTGCAAGTGCTGTGCGTACTGGTAATTTATATTCTTCATCAACAGGTGATAGTATTTATGTTCAAGAAAATTTAGATTTTGAAAATGAAAAATCTATCATTAACCTACCAGCACCAACCAATGACGGAGATGCTGCAAACAAATTGTATGTTGATACTGCAGCTTCAACAGCTGAATCTAATGCTAATGATTACACTGATACAACTGTTGCTGCTCAGTCATTTACAGCAACAATTGCAACTGGTGATTGGACAGCTGTTGGTTGGGGTTATGAAGCTGGTATTTCTCATAATTTAGGTACTATGTTCTTATCAGTTACAACTTTACATGGTAATGAAACTGCTGAATTTCTTGTAGAAACTGCTCTTAATGGAAATATAAGTACAATTTATTCTAATTTTGTACCAGCAAATGATGTTCATGTATCTTTAATTAAAGCTAATGGTAATTTATAATTTTTAAATTATCACATAAAAACTTAAAACCCATCTTATTTGAGGTGGGTTTTATTTTATTTTTAAATTAGTATTTTTGTAAAAACAAAATAAAATGGCAGAGAAGAAGTTTTTTGTTGATATCAATCTTCAAGGAAGTGATATTAATAATTTAAGAGCGGATACATTAGATATTACAACTAATTTAGCAAGTGCTAATACTAAAAGAATAGTGTATTGGTCTGGCCAATATTATTATTCAGATGGAACATCTTGGATTGCATTAGGTGGAAGTGGAAACTTACCAGCTGGTGGTGCAACAGGAGATATTCTAGCAAAAGCAAGTGGTACTGATTATGATGTAGAATGGATAAGTAACTACACTAGTACAGTACAACATGAAGTAAAAGCCGGAGTTGCATTAACAAAAGGACAAGCTGTTTATGTTAGTTCAGCAAATGGTACAAACATGATTGTTTCTAAAGCATCAAATGCATCAGAATCAACATCAAGTAAAACAATGGGGCTTGTAGCAAGTTCAGCCGCATTAAATGATATTATATTTGTTATCACTGAAGGTTTGCTTACCGGAACAGGTAGTGCACCTTTAGATACAAGTTCAGCTACAGAAGGAGATCCTGTGTGGTTAGGAACTAATGGTAACTTAATTTTTGGTTTAACAAATAAACCAGTAGCTCCAGCACATTTAGTATTCCTTGGTATTGTTACCAGAGTGAGTGCTACTGTAGGGGAAATCTTTGTTAAAGTACAAAATGGTTTTGAACTAGGAGAACTACATGATGTAGATGCTTTAAATGCATCTAATAATGATGGTTTATTCTATAATACAACTACTAGTTTATGGGAACATAAATCAATAGCTACTGCTCTAGGATATACTCCGGAAAATCAAGCTAATAAATCCACTAGTACTTCATTAGGTACATCAGATACATTATACCCAACACAGAATGCTGTTAAGGTTTATGCAGATAATTTATTAGGTAATGCTAACGCATTGGTTTATAAAGGAACAATTGATTGCTCAACCAACCCTGATTATCCAGCTGCAGATGCAGGTTGGATGTATATTGCAAGTGTTGCCGGTAAAATAGGTGGAGCAAGCGGTACAGATGTTGAGGTAGGAGATATGATTATTTGTAATACAGATGGAACTGTGTCAGGTGATCAAGCTACCGTAGGTCAATACTGGAATGTAATTCAAAAAAATATTGTAGGTGCTGTAACTGGTCCTGCAAGTTCGATTAATAATACTTTACCTGTATTTGATGGTACAACAGGAAAAATAATCAAACAAGGGATCATTACTGATACTGGAAGTAGAATTGGAGTAGACATAATATCTCCTACTGCAAAACTACACATATCTAATATAACTACAGATGATTCATTCTTGGTAGAAGATAGTACAAACCCTGACTCAACTCCTTTCATTATTAATAATGCTGGTAATGTTGGTATTGGTACTACTAATCCATTATGGAAATTTCAAATACAAGATGCCGGTGGAGATTCTGTAAGAATAAATGTGCCAGATGACACAAAATTTAATAGAATATTTTTCCAAAAACCATCTCAATTATGGTCAACTGGATCTATTAATACAAATGATTTTGTTATTGCTGATGAAACTGCTTCAGTATATAGAATGAGAGTTTATGCTAGTACTGGAAATATTGTCTTTAATCCTGGTAGTACTGGATTAATGAGTATTGGTGTAAATTCACCATCAGCTAAATTTCACATTAATAATACAACAAGTAGTAATTCATTCTTAGTAGAAGATGCCACTAATCCAGACTCATCACCATTTGTAATTGATGCAACCGGTAGTGTTGGTATAGGTAGACAACCTACAAATTATAAACTAGATGTTGCAGGATCTATATACGGATATGGTTTAGGCTCAGGTACTTTTGGTATTACGGGAGAAAATAATGGTGACTCAGCTGGTACATACATCGGTGTTAAAGGATCTGCAGCTAAGGATGATACTCCAGTTGCAGGCAATGCATATATTGGAGGTTGGTTTTATGCTTTTGGTGGTAATAGTTACTCAGTTATGTTACAAGATGGAACTGAAGGGGTAGCTGGTAGATTCCTTAAAAATATGGATACTAACGGTAAAGCTAACTGGGCCACCTTGACTGTAGCAGATACAGGTCTTACTTTAACTACTACAGGTAGTTCAGGTGCTGCAACTTTAACAGGAAATACATTAAATATTCCTACTTATGAAAGTTCATTAATTCCTAAACTACAAGGAAATGAAATTTGGAGAGGTAGTACATTTAGAAATAACTCTACAACTATTGATACTACAGCAGGTATTATTTTATCAACAACTGGTACTAACACTGCTAGATCAGTAGGAACAACCTCTTATGCTGCAAGAGGAATAAGATTAGGTGTTGCAGCTACAACTGCATCAGTTGGTAGATATCAAGGAATGAGAGGAGCCGCATTATTATGGTATGTAACAGGTGGATTCTTATATACTGGTGAATTTAATATATCTGATACTGCTTTTGTAACAGGTACGCATAACTTCTGGGGATTAGCTTCATCTACTTCTGATTTATTAATAGGTGGTGTTAATAATGATCAACCGTCAGCATTAACAAATATTATTGCTTTTGCTAATGATTCAGGAGATGCTAACTTGCAAATCATGTATAATGATGCAAGTGGTACAGCAACTAAAACAGATTTAGGTGCTTCATTCCCATCAAACAGAACTGCTGGTGCAGCAGTTACTACTATTTATGCATGTTATTTATACAACGCACCTAACTCAAATAATGTTATTTACAGAATTGTAAATAAAGAAACTGGTGCAGTAGCACAAGGAACATTAACTACAAACCTTCCTGCATCAACAGTAGGTTTAAATTTCTTTGGTGCAAGAACAATGGGTACACCTTTAGGTGGTGTAAATAACTCAGGACAATTTGATGTTTATAGATTAGGTGTTTATTCTTTATAATTATGAAACAGTTTACATTATCAACAAGTTATTACGTAGAGCCAGATTTAGAGGCTATTGTTTGTTTAAGACCATCTGATCCACAGATATCAGATTACATAGCAAGTTACTTTCCTTTTCCTAATGAACAAGAAGCTTTAGATAACATTTATGAATTAGCTATAGTTCATAGACCTGTTTTATTTGAAAAGTTTCAGGCTATGGATAATGTTCCTAGTGAGGTCAGAGATATGTATTTTTTATAGGTTTATTTTAAAATTTTTTGTATATTATTATATATATTTTTATAAACTTATTAAACATGGATTCAAGTACACTAACAATTGTATTATTCATTGCAGCAACAATAGTTACTGTCTTTGGTTTCTTTTTAAAGAATGCTT